GGTGTGTACATAGCGATAGCGTGAGTTACTGACAGCAAAAAACAACAATTACGGGATGTCTCCATGAGTAGCAACTACGATGACGTGCTGGGCCAACTGACCGCCGCAGGTCTGCTGGTCGACAGCCTGGAGGTTGGCAAACTTCGCCGCTGCAAGGTGCAGGGCGAGTCCGAGCGGCGTGGCTGGTATCACCTGCACGAGATGCGGCTGGCCAATGGCGATGAGTTGATCGTCGGCAGTTACGGCGTTTGGCGCGGCGCGGTCAACAACGCCACCAAGGTCGAGCTCAACAAAACCGAACTCAGCGCCGAGCAGCAGGGCAGCCTGCGCAAGCGCCTGGCCGAGGACAAGCGCCAGGCCGAGGCCGCCCGCAAGGCCGATGCCGAGCGCGCCGCCGCCAAGGCCACCGCCGCCTGGAAGAAATGCAACGCCCAGGGCGACTGCGAGTACCTGCAGCGCAAGGGTGTGCAGGCGCACGGCGTGCGCTTTTCCCCATCGGGCGCCATGGTGATCCCGATGCTGGACGTGGCCGGCAAGGTGCGCGGCCTGCAGATTATCCGTGGCCGCGCACCGCGCAAGCCAGTCGGCGAGGCAGGGCAGGGCGCAGCGCCCCGCAAACTGCTGGAAAAAGAATTCTGGCCCAAGGGCCTGATCAAAAAAGGCCACTTTCACTTGATCGGCATGGCCGTGGGTGCGCCGGTCATCCTGGTGGCCGAGGGCTATGCCACCGCCGCCACATTGTTCGAGGCGACCGGCCTGCCGGTGGCCGTGGCTTTTGACGCGGGGAACCTGGCGCCGGTGGCCGCGGTGCTGCACGCCCGGCACAAGACCGCCCGGCTGCTGATCTGCGCCGACGACGACGCTTTCAGCGAAGGCAACCCCGGCGTGACCTGTGCCAGCGCCGCGGCCATGGAAGTGGGCGGCGCCTTTGTCGCGCCTGCCTTTGCTGACGCGGCGGCGCGCCAGTCGGCGTTTGACACCAAGGGCGCCAAGCTGACGGACTTCAACGACCTGGCCGCGCTCGAGGGCCTGCATGTGGTGCGCACCCAGCTCGAGGCCCGCCTCACGGCATTGGGTTGGCGTATTGGCGCAAAACCTGCCCCCACACCACAGGGGGGCGGGTGCGCTGCAAAAAACCCACTCAAGCCCATTGAAACCGTCGATGAACTGCTGGAACGCTACGCCCTCATTTATGGCCAGGGCGGCACGGTATTCGACCACCAGGAGCACTGCCTGCTGCCGCTGGGTGACATGCGCGACGTGTGCATGGGCCGCTTCATTCACCGCGAATGGTCCGACCACCCCGACCGCCAGATCGCCCGCATCGAAAACGTGGGCTTTGACCCCGCCTGCACTGACAAAGACATCCACTGCAACCTGTGGTCAGGCTGGCCCACCACGCCGGTGGCCGGCAACTGCGAGGCGCTGGTCGACCTGCTGCGCTACATGTGCGCCGGTGACAGCAAGCCCGAGGAGCTGTTCCAGTGGGTCATCAAATGGCTGGCCTACCCCATCCAGCACCCCGGGGCCAAGATGCAGACCACCATCGTGGTGCACGGCCCGCAGGGCACCGGAAAGAACATGTTCTTTGAAGTCATCATGGGCATCTACGGCCGCTACGGCCGCATCATTGACCAGAGCGCCATAGAAGACAAGTTCAACGACTGGGCCTCGCGCCGCCTGTTTTTAATTGCCGACGAAGTGGTGGCACGGTCTGACCTGTATCACGTCAAGAACAAGCTCAAAGCCTTCATCACCGGCGAGTGGATTCGCATCAACCCAAAGAACATGGCCGCTTATGACGAACGCAACCACGTCAACATGGTGTTCCTGTCCAACGAGGCCATGCCCACCATCGTCGAACAAGACGACCGCCGTCACGCGGTTATCTGGACCCCTGAGAAACTCAGCGCCGACTTTTATGCCGGCCTCAAGCGCGAAATTGACAACGGCGGCGGCGCCGCGCTGCACCACTACCTGCTGCACCTGGACCTGGGCGACTTTGGCCCGGCCAGCAAGCCCCCCATGACCGACGCCAAGCGCGAGCTGATCGACCAAAGTCTCGACAGCCCCAGCCGCTTTGTGCTGGCCTTTGAACGCGGCGACATTGAAGGCTTCCCGGCCAAGACCCGGCCCGCGCTGCTCACCCCCTGTTTGAGTCAGGACTTTTACGAGCTCTACGGTGAATGGTGCCGGCGCCAGGGCCTCAAGGCCTTGAACCAGCCCAAGTTCATGAACGCGGTGGACCGCAAGCACCAGGGCAAGGTCGAGCGCAAGCGCCTGGGCGGCAGCAGCAACCCGGTGCGCGTGCTGCACCTGCCCGGCGGCGTTGAAAAACCCGCCGCGGTCAATGAGTCCGACTGGCTCGATGAGCGCGTCGACATTTTCAAAACCGCCTTCAAAGACTACAAAGCCACCACCGGGGGATTCGCATGACGCTAAAACCCTATTTTGTGCCGCCTGTGCCGGGTCTGTGCCGGGCTTTGTGCCGGGTCTTTCATTGGTGTGCCGGGTGTGCCGGGTCTTTCACACACGCACGCACACGTAAAAACAAAACCACCATCACGCAACACAAACGCACTCACATGCGTATATGTACCCGGCACACCCGGCACACCCGGCACACGCTTGATTTCATTACATATTTTCATGTGTCACCCGGCACAGGTCCCGGCACGTCCGGCACACGCGCCCGATCACCCCTATTTTTTTATTCAAAAGAAAAAATGATGGAAGAGACCCGAACCAAAACCATCCGGTGCACCCCTGAAAACGCCGCCGCCATGCAGCGTATGGTCAAAAACTGGCCCGAACTCCACACCCTGGTGCAAGACCTGCAGGCGCAGGGCCTGTTCCCCGGCCTGCGTGGCCTGTCAGTCACGCTCACGGGCAGCGCAGCGTTTGTGGCTAGGGGGATAGATGCAGTCAACCAAATAAACGCCACCAAGGCCGTTTAAACGCGAAAGGCTAATCACCATGCAAGTCAATTTAAAAATTGAAGGTCTCGAAAAAGTACAAAAGCAGCTGCGCATGCTGTCCGACAAGGGCATAAAAGACGCCGCTGTCAAGGCTATCAACGACACCGCGTTCCAGGTCAAGCGCACCATGATCAAAGAAATGGACTCGGTGTTTAACCAGGTCACGCCATACGTCAAGAAAAGCGTGTGGATTGATATGGCAACTCCTGAGCGGCTGTCGGCTGAAATACTGCCAACCTACTACGGCGGCAAAGGCATCGACCCGCAAAAGATTCTGGCCGCCCAAGAGGCAGGCGGGCCGCGCCGGGACAAACGGGTAGAGGCAGCGCTGCGCAGTGTTGGCATTCTCCCTAAAGGCATGCAGACCGTGCCGCCCAAAGACCCACTGCCGGGCAGTGTTGACCAGCGTGGCAACTTCAAGGGCTCATTCATTGTGCAGCTCATCAGCTACTTTCAAGGCTTTAGAGAGCAAGGGCACCGTGCCAACATGACGGACAAACGCAAAAAGAAGCTGGCCAATATGGGTGTGTCTGCTGGCGGCTACAAAACAATCAACGGCTTCATCTACTTTATTGCCAGCGCCCAAGCCATGAAAGGAGTGTTTGACCACAAAGAGCGCACCCTGCACCTGCACCCTGGCATCTGGGCCAAGTCAGGCATCCATGGCTCAACCGTCAAGCCTGTGATGCTTTTCACCAAGGCGGGTTACTACAAACCACGCTTCAGCATGGAACGCATTGCCAAGGTGGCTGACGTTGACAACTACATGGCCAAGCGCATGCGCTACCGCATCAGGCAAGCTGCCGAGGCCCTGATGGCATGACCGACCCCAACCACATCACCCGCCAGCAGCTGGCCGACCTGATCGGCGCTCGCAGCCCCAGCTACATCAACGAGCTGGAAAAAAATGGCCGCGCCATCCGCGCGCCTGACGGCAAGCTCTGGCTCAAGGCCGAGAGCCTGGCCGCCTACCGGGCCGGCAAAGACCCCAGCAAGCAAGGCGTGGCCGACCGCCATGCCGCGGCGCGGGTGGCGTCAGAGCGTCAGCCCACTGACGGCAGCACTGACGCACCCATGGATGCGCCCATGGCCCAGGCCAGCAGCGCCCGCGCTGACCAGATCGGCAGCAGCTACCAGCAGGCGCGCGCCGTCAAAGAAAAATTCTTCGCCCTCGAGGCCAAGCGCGCCTATGAAGTCGCCATCGGCACCCTGCGCGACGCGCGCGAGGTCGAGGGCCTGGTAGCCACCGCCATGGTCGAGATCCGCCAGCGCCTGGAAAACCTCGCCACCAGCATCGCCCCGGTGGTGGCCGCGCAGGCCGACGAGACCGCCGTGCGCAGCACCCTGCGCGAAGCCTTCGAGCACACCCTGAAAAGTGCCAGCCACCATTTTGACCAACTCCGAAAGACCGCCCAGCCATGACCGCCCCGCACCTGCCCGACACCATCGAACACCTGGCCACCGATGCCCTGGTTCCCTACGCCCGCAACAGCCGCACCCACAGCCCAGAGCAGGTGGCGCAAATCGCCGCCAGCATCACCGAGTTCGGCTTTACCAACCCGGTGCTCATCGACGCCGACAACACCCTGATCGCCGGCCATGGCCGCGTGCTGGCCGCGCAGCAGCTGGGCCTGGCCACCGTGCCCACCATCCGCCTGGCGCACCTGAGCAGCGCCCAGCGCCGCGCCTATGTGATCGCCGACAACAAACTGGCCGAAAACGCCGGCTGGGACATGGCCACCCTGGCGCGCGAGGTGGAAGATTTGCAGGCCGACGGCTACGACATTGACCTGCTGGGCTTTGGCGATGATGAGCTGGCTGATTTGCTGGGCGAATACGGCCAGGACGCCGCCCAGCCAGGTGACGGCCTCACCGACCCCGACGCCGTGCCGCCCGAGCCGGTCACCCCTGCCACCGTGCTGGGCGATGTGTGGCTGCTGGGCAAGCACCGGGTGATGTGTGGGGATTCGACCGACGTGGAGGCGGTCAAGGCGCTGATGGCTGGAAAGAGTGCGGATGCAATAGTTACAGACCCACCCTATGGAATTAAGGCAAATCGACAGACATTGGGAACTGGAAAAAAGGAATTTGATCGTGGCGATAACTGGGATGCAGTGCGTCCTGACATTGGATGGCTGCAATTGTTTGCCAGCCAAATTGTGATCTGGGGCGGCAACTATTTTGCAGACGTGTTGCCACCAACAAATCATTGGCTTTGTTGGCACAAAAAAAATGACGGTTTGTCATTTAGTGAGTTTGAGTTGGCTTGGACTAACCTTGGAAAAAATACCCGCATCATTTCTCATCACTGGAGTGGTGAGCAAAAAGCCCACCCAACCCAAAAACCGGCCGCTGTGATTGATTGGTGTATGGCAATGACAACGGGGCTTGTGTTTGACCCATTCCTTGGGTCTGGAACGGCTGTTATATCGGCCGAAAAGACCAACCGCATCTGCTACGGCATGGAGCTATCGCCGCAGTATGTGGACGTGGCCATCACCCGCTGGCAGCAATTCACCGGCAAAACCGCCACGCTCGAGGCCACCGGCCAAACCTTTGAGCAAGTCAGGCAGCACCGCCTGGCCGTCACCGCCTAAGCCAGCCACCCCATGCAGCCCGCGCCCAACCCCGCCAAGC